GAATATTCACAAAACTCTCTTGTAATGGATTATGGTTATGATATTGTTACCAATAAACTATCTCCACAACTTATTTCAAAAATAATAAGAGAATATCGCACTCGCGAATATCCCAACGGGATTGTCAATCCGCAAGCACCTTGGAACACTTGTTCTGCTACTCTTGCTTATATTTTAGATATTTTTAGTTCTGAAATATCTACAGAGCAAGATAGAGAAGAAATAGCGCGCTCTATTTTTGATATGTTGAGTCCCAACTCTACCAATCCACAAATAGTTACCAGAACAATAGAGATGATAGACTATTTTATAACTAATATATCAAAAACATTTGACATAACTGTTGGTGATAATAGTTTTGCCTCTAATGCAACTTCAACTGTTAGTTCAAAAACTAACAAAACTTTCAAAATAACAAAAGTTCTTGAAGGTGTTGCTGATACATCTATATCAAAATCATTTGGTATAGACTACCTGTCTAACACAACTTCTCAACCAACCGGAGAAGAAGGCTTACTTATTTTATCTTCCCAGCATATGTTGACAAGAATTCAAAATGAAATGTCAAAGTTTTTTACAACACAAGATCCAAATATCTCTTTCTCTAATACTGGCGATAACTTTCAAGACTTGAAATATTCCTATTTTACTCCAACAAGAATAGACTTCCCAAACAAAACGACTGTTTTATCAAGACTTGACAACGACAACTCGCAGGGGAATACAAGAAATATAGATTATTTTTATGAAAATACAAATAACTTCACAAAAGCAGTTTCTTTGCAGGCGGACATAATCAACTTCAAGCTTGATGTTGGCGGAAAGAATAGGTTTTTGCCGGAAACAAAAAAACAAGCTTCACAAGATCAACTGACACCGGCACAAAGAAGAGGTCAAGCATTAGAACAAAAAGAGATTTCAATAAATAAAATGAAACAAGTTTTTGCTGAATATTCCAGCACAACATTTATGGGATATTCTGTATCACGAGAAGTGAATATAGAGGGGCAACAAAACATAAATCAACTTGAAAGATTTATGAGTTCTTTGAGTTCCGATGCTCTTCGCTTGAAACAAACATCCGGTTATAAAAAATCAAAAAATAGTAATACATTTATTCCAAACTATGTTGAAGAAGACTACATAAGAAAACTATCTGAACTAAATCCCACAAGCATAAGAGTATCAAATAATCGCGTGTCGGGTTTTAGAAAGGTTTTTCCAACTGAATTACTTGGAAATATTCCCAATCAGCTAAGAGCAATCATATTCAAGCCACAAGAACTACAAGCAGACATAGCAAGTTCTATAACTAATACAAATAACGATTATGGCATAAATGTTGTGAATAAGGCAAAAAACTATTTTCATTTTGAAATGATCGCCGAGATTCAATATCTTGATGGTTTTGACACAACACAAAGTTCAAGCGATCAATCAACTATGAATCCAGTTTGGAAAACTCTTACAAAAGCCTATATTGACAATATTCAAGCAGAAAAAGAAATACTTTGTCGTATTAGATCTTTTGGTAATACAAATATAGGAATAAAAGCAAACGCAGAGGTTGAAAATAGAAGTTATGATAAATATTTCATAATAAGAACAACAAGAACATCAGTTCAAAGACCTGTCAATCCGTTTGACGACAACCCACTTGTCAATAGGTTTATAGATACTATAAAAATAAATCTACCAGGTATACAAATAAAAGAATCAAGCGATATAACAAGGAGACTTGTCCTGCCTCCTTCGTCAATACAAATAATAAAAACAGATACAACTGGAAAAAGACAAGTTGTTGAAGTAAAAGATATCAGGGATGTTACTGCAAGGGACATTTCCGTAGTTCAAAATACAAAAGTTGGAGACACAAGAACTCCTGCATCTGTAACAGCAGCGGTAAATGTTATTTCTCTTGCTTTTCAAGGTGCCAACATAAGTAATAATGTAAGAAGCAGCAACTTTGTTCCAAATACAAATCTAAGAATAGCAGGCAGGAGAGTGTAATATGGCAACCAGAAGAATATCTTGCAGAGATTTGGACTCTCTTAGTCAAATAGAGCAAACCGAAATACAAGACGACCGCGCATCTGGTCGGGAAAATGTTTCACAAATAATAGGAGACAGCCTTACTATTGGTCGGACTGCTGGTGGCGGAAGACCAAGAGGCACACCCATAATACCAAGAGACACTCTTAACGAAATAGAAGATAGACTAAGAGAAAATCCACCTCCTACAATAACTATCACAGAGCCGCAACCTCCACCAAGAGAAGATTCGCTAAACTCTCTTGATTCTGGCGAAGACGATGATCCGCAAGATATTCCAGGACAGTTTTTGTCTTCTCCTTTTCTTGGCCTTGGCAAAGCAGTAACAATAATAGATATAGAAAACTATGCAGATTCGTATCAAAGAATATTACAACAATATGGTATTGAAAGAAGCAGCATAAACGATCATATAAAATATTATAATGGTTCTTTTTATGTATTGAGAAACGATTCGCTGGTTTTTTATCGTAATATTTCAAATAGAAAAAGATATATCAGCCTTAGAAACTCGTCTATCCCTCAAAAGACAACTCTCACTTCGCCTTCAAATGAAATTTACAGATTTTCTTTTGATAGAGATCTAAGTGTATCAAATGGCCGACTTGCTGGTCCGCTAAAACAAAGATTTACCGCCGGCGGTTCTTTCACTGGCACCATTCAGGGACAAAACAAAGATAGTTTCAACTTTCAAGGAATAATAGGACAGCAAAATAATATTATAGACAATTCTTTTGCGATGCAGTTTCCTTTTGAAAACTCTGAATTATTAGATACCTTGAATCTTGTTGGGACATCTATTGTAGATATAAAACAACAATATCGTTTTTATATTGAAGAATATGAAAAAATAGCCAACTCTGTGAATGAAACTTCGCAAGAAAATGTATTTCCAAATCTTTATGTTTTGAACGCAATAATAGAAGACAAAACAAATGAAAAACAGTTTTTATCCTCTATTGCAAATATGAACGATAGAATAAGATCTGGTGAAAGATTTTTGTTGAATAAATCAGAAAAAACCGTTTTTGGAATAAAAGATGGAATAGGCGAATATTTTGATTTGTTTGGAATAAACTATGAAAGTCTAAGACAGCAAAACGGCGGTTCCGTCCACGATTCATTCGCAAAGAAAATGCAAAATATTGTTTTTCTTGCTGACACATCAGCAAAGATGGCAGAAATAAGTAAAAAGAAATATCTTTTTCCTATGTCTGTTGATTTTTCTATACCAACAGATAAAACAACAAATGTGACAAGAATGCTTCTTGATGCCGAACTTATGGATAGTTTTATGATGCAGCTTTTGAATCTGTATAAAAATAACCAGTTTGATTCAAAAGAAACAGCAATATCAGAAAGACTTTATTCACAAAAAATAGAGCCAAGCACGCAGCAAAATGTTGTCAACTCATCTTATTCTTCTAAGAGAAAAACAATAAAATATGAAGACATTTCCAAGATGTTGGAAGACATAAAGCAACAACCATTGCAACCAAGTGGCCCTGATTATGTTGTCATAGGCGATACAACAAAATATCTTAGAACCAATAAAGAAAGTATGAGTTTTGTAAATGGTCTAAGAAATATAATATTCAATTCAAAACTAAACACATTTGTTAGAAACAACCACAGAACATATAAAGATATTCTAAATGGCAGAATGTGCTACAATGAAACGGTAGCATTTAGAGTAGCAAAATATGATACAAATGGAATAACACCAATACAAAACTACTGGATACCAAACAGCCCAGATCTTGATTATATTGATTTGATTGATACGCAAGTGAAATATGAAAAAGAATATACATATAAAATATTTGCATATCAGTTTGTATTGGGAAACAAAATAACGCAATCCCTGTCTGATACTACAACTGGAAATACAGAGTTTGCAATCAATATAACAAATCTACCACAAGCAAGTTTGATGGAAGTAGAAATACTATCGTCAAACAAGATGGTTGCTGATACTCCACCTTTATCGCCAGAAGTATTATTTGTTCCATATTTTGATGTTGATAATAAAATCGGTTTATTTTTGAATAGCAGAACTGGTGAAGAAAAACTTGAGCCAATAAACATACTTGCAACCGATGAAGAAAAAACATCAAAATATAAAAAAATGCTTGATAATAGTGTATTATACAAATCAGATGATGTGGCAAGTAGATTTGAAATAATGAAACTTGATAGAAAGCCAAACTCATATGGAGACTTTGCAAGCGGCTTTGTAAAAGCAGTATTAACAGATGTAGATCCAGAAGCACCACAAAAAGCAACTGCTGCTTCATATATTGATATAATAGAGCCAAATAAAAAATACTATTATTGCTTTAGAACAGTTGATGTGCATGAAAAAATATCAAACCCAACACAAGTATTTGAACTTGAAATGCTGAATGAAAAAGGCATGATATATCCAATAATAAAAAACTATGAGTTTGAAAAACCAGCATATCAAAATAATATTGAAATGAGAAGATTTATAAAAATAAAACCAAGTTCACAACACACATTTATAAACAGTAACACTTCTGGTATACAAGAAGATACAACTGCCGAACAATCACTACCAAAAATAAAACTTGGCGTATCTGATGTAGCAGTTCCTTGGGGTAAAAAGTTCAAAATGGTTATTACTTCAAAACAAACTGGAAAAAAATGTGAGTTCAAGTTTATAATGAAATACAAAACAGAATAATGTTTATAAAACACTATTTATAGCGTAGGAGAATAAATAAATGGCTTTTCTTGATAATAGCGGTGACATAATATTAGACGCTGTATTGACCGATACGGGAAGATACAGGTTGGCAAAAGGTGACGGAAGTTTCCGTGTTGCTAAGTTTGCTCTTGGTGACGACGAAATAAACTACCGTTTATACGATAAAACAAATGCAAGCGGTTCTGCTTACTACGATCTAAGCATACTACAAACACCTGTTCTTGAAGCATTCACTGATAATGCCGCAAGCCTAAAGTCAAAACTAATGACTATATCAAGAAACAATCTACTTTATCTCCCAGTGTTGAAACTAAACGAAACCAATCCCAATACCCAGAAATATGTAGAAGGTGCATTTCTTGTTGCAGTTGACCCAGATACGCTAGAAGAGACAGAAAATATTGTCGGAGTTCTAAACGGTTTGAGTGTAACAAATTCAGAAAAATTTGTGCGAGTAGATCAAGGTCTTGATACAAATTATGAAATATCACCCATAAACTCAATCGATCCGGATCTTGTAGAGACACAATATATTGTTGAAATTGACAATCGTCTTGGAAGTATAATTAGTATCCAAAACACACCAGCAAGAGCATCTTATATTGATGATGACAACATTGCGAGTTATTTCTTTTCACAAGGAAGCGACACGCAGTTTGTCGACAAAATAGAAACAGATACCGATAATCAAAACTCTAATCAAGTTATAAGCGGTCCACGAGGAACAAAATTTCAATTTTGCATAAGAGCATCAATTGAATTGCAAAACTCTACATTCCTGTTTGATCAACTCGGCGGTGAAGATACTGTAAATGGCGCTACTGGAAACTATCAGTATATTGATACAACAGTGAGAGTAATGGGTGCTACAACTGGCTATCGTATTGATATACCAGTTAGATTTATCAAAAAAGCAACCTGATATTAGGAGAATAAAATGGCAACAATATATAAAACATTTCTAAATAACGATGTTGTATCAACAAGAACACTTCTACACGAAGCCATTCCGATTACAGGTTCAATCATATCGGGAACATATAGTGATAACAACATAAAAAACTATGCACACGGTATGTTTCAGTCAGTATATGACTACCCATATCTTAGTTCATCTGCAAATCACATATTTGACATAACAGTTGGTCTGAGTCCCAACTCGGCACTTTCAAGTTCGACAAACCAACAAAATGCTAAAAAAATAAATGTGTATAATCAAATGGCACAAGTTCTTGCTGGAAACGATGTAAACGGCAATATACTTGAGTTTGATAGAGATGGCAACATTCTTGCAGCTGAAGATAAACTACAAGAAGTATTCTTTGTAAACTTTTCAAGACTGCTTGTAAAAGACGAGATAAAGAAAGATAGTTTCAGACTTGTTCTTGGAACCGGTTCATTTGGAACTCCATTTGACGGAACACTAAAGACAGTTGGCGACTATGGTGCTCAAAATGAATACCGTGTAAATTCTCCAGCAGGAGAATATGGTATACTCTATACTGGTTCAGCGGCTGTTGAAGGAACTGGTGTTGGTTTACTCTTTTATCAAGCGGGTATCGCTGTTCTAACTGCATCTCTTTTTGATGGTGCTACAATGACTGGTTCAACCGGCGATGTAAGCAATCTTTTCCAAACAAGTTCAATGCAAGATGCAGCAGATGCATTACGAAGCAGAATATATGATATTGATTTCAACAACACAACAGAACTAAATTCAACAATATATTTCTGTCGTCTAAATCACAATGAGTTCAACTATAGTTCAAATCCAACTTATTTGAGTTCAAGCAAGATAGTTGTAAAAAATACTGCGCTTGATAATCCAGTATCTTATATAACATCAGTTGGTCTTTATTCAGCAGACAATGAACTTCTTGCTGTTGCTAAATTGAGCGAACCATTGAAAAAAGATCCAACCAATGAGATGATATTAAGAGTGCGTTTGGACTTTTAGTTTTACACCTGTGTAAATACTCACGCCTTTACACATCACAAGTTTTCTGCTATCGTGCTGAAACAAAAAATATAACAAATAAAGAAACTGCCTATTTATTTTAGGCAGTTTTTATTATGACAAGACCAAAACAGTTTATAACAAAAGACGGAAATCTAAACAACTTCAGAACAGTTTCCACAAACGATTTCAGTCAGTTTCAATATGGCGACATAATAACAGGATCAGAATATCCATATGTTTCAAATGTTTTGAGATATCATGTATATGAAGGTCAAAATAGAAACTACATAAAAGCATTAGAAAATACACTAAATCACTATACTTTTATAAGCCCACATTATTCTTATAGTTCTTCGCTGGGAAATAAAGACACACAAGAGTTGAGTTTTATAAGTATACCATCTATTTTTTATGGCTCCTCAATAAGAAAAGGCTCAATAAACTGTAAGTGGTATCTCACCGGAAGTGTTATAGCAGAACTACAAGATATAAATCAAAATGGAGAACTTATTCAAGTTGGTCCAAGTGGAAGTGTTGGTTCTGGTAGTGTTGCTGGTGTTGTTCTTTATAAAGAAGGTTTCATAATACTAACTGGATCTTGGAGCCTTCATCCAACATATACTGATTTATTTGGCATAGGAACAACAACCGGTTCTTCGCCGGCTTGGAAATATTTTATGCATACCGGTTCTGATGATACAAATCGCGCTGTATCTTCAAGTTTTCTTCTTGATTTTGAAGGAACCAACTATATCCCAACAATAACAATGCTTGCTCACGCAGAACAAGGCGAACTAAATCATTCAAATAATCCAACATATATTGAATATGGACAAAATACGCAGCCGATAACTGGTGCATACGGCTTTATAGAAAATATCAACAATACTATAAAAAATATAGTTAGTTCATCTTATGTTGACGAAGAACCAGAGTTCAAAAAAACAACATATATTTCAAAAATTGCTATTTACGACGAAGAAAAGAACCTGATTGGTGTTGCTAAATTGGCAAATCCTGTAAGAAAAAGAGAAGTTGACTCTTATACATTCAAAATAAAAATGGATCTATAAAATGCTAAAAAAGTTTGAAAGTAACGACTTGTTTGTAAACAGAATAAAAACTTATCCAAAGGTAAGAGTTTTCACTTATTCTGGCAGTATGTATTACAACAATGGTGCTGTTCCCGACGATGGTGTAAAACTGTTTGATTTCCTAATGGAACCACAAGCACCAGAAAGTCCAATAGTTCCAGTTACTACTATCGCAACAGAAGACGGTCAATTTTTACTAACAGAAAATTCAGAGTTTATTCTTGTAGAATAAAACACAGTTTTATCAGTTTTATTCGGCTATATATAATATATTGAGGAAATATAAATGTCAGTAAAAATATCAGAACTTTCAGCATCGGTAGACATAACATCGGATGATTTTTTTCCTATTGTTGATAGTGGAAGCCTGACAACCAAAAGAGCAAATGCACAGCAGATGCTTGATTATATTACAGGTTCAACTTTTGATACTCTTACTGTAACCAGTCTTGACGGAACAACAGCACAATTCACAACAATAACTGGTTCAACCGTAACTGGAACAACAGCACAATTCACAACAATAACTGGTTCAACCGTAACTGGAACAACAGCACAATTCACAACATTTAGCGCAAGCAATTTAGCTGTTTCTGGTGGAAGCGCAGTGTTCTATGAATCCGCAATTATTGATGATTATGCGTATATTCTTTACAATTCAAGTATTGATAAATTAGCAATATTCCCAGGTTTATATATAACAGGTGCTCTAACTGCTTCAACTGTTGTCAGTGCTCCAACTGGTGCTTTTGATAACATAACAGGCCCTACTGGTAATATGATTGTTTCTGGTTCTTTATCGGGAATGATTGCGGCACTAACTTCTTCTGCTTCAAATTACACATTTGTTCCAGCAGATAGCGGAAAAGTGGTTGTATTGAGTTCCTCTTCCGATATTACTGCTTCTGTACCGACTGGTCTTCCGATTGGATTTACTACAACCATAGTTCAAAATGGCTCTGGTTCAATATTTGTCAGCGCCAGTTCTGGTGTTGCAATAAGAAACAGGCAAAATCATACCAAAACTGCAGGTCTTTATGCTGTTGCAACGCTTATAGGAACTGGCAGTAATTCTTATATATTCGCAGGTGATACGACCACATGATAATCTTTCCTGGTTTAATTGGTAGTGTTGCGGCTTCCGGAAAAGGCTCTGTCTCACCTCCTTCTTCTTCTTTGTTAAATTTACAAGTCAGCAAAGATGGGTTTACTTGGGAAGAAGGAAATCCATTTGCTTTAGACGCCACTTTTCCAATATATACATTTGCCGGAGAAAGCAAAACTTATTATATAAGAGCAATTGGTACAACCACCGAAGAGATTAATATTACCAGTTTCAGTATTGAGTTTACTATCTCTCCTTCTTTTATGACATTAACCGGTGGAGATACTGCTTCTTTTACTGTTACTTTAAATAATACACCATTTTTTGAATCCAGTGAAACTATAAGAGCGCAAAGTGCCACTTCTGGTGGAGACTATGCGGATATAACCATCTCATATGGAACTGATTTTCCAGTATAACTACAATAAAATACCTAACTACTTATTACAGAGGATAAACAAATGACAGATTTCATGAAACTACACAGACCGGGAATAGGAAATGCAGCCAGCTATCAAGTATCTGGTATTCCATGGGTTTCAAGTTCGCTTGCAGTTCCAGCAAGCGGCTCCACCACTTTAGAGATAAGTTTTCCGCAAGTAACCAAAAGCATTATTATAAAAAATGTTAGTACAGGTTCTGTGCAAATGCGTGTTGGTTTTAGTGAAAATGGAGTAAAGGGTACAAACTTTTTCTTATTATCTGCCAGTGAAAGTTTTGCAGCAGATCTAAAAGTTACACGAGTTTATCTCATGAGCAATAATGGCACAGCACTAACTGCAAGTGTTATCGCGGGCCTAACAAACATTCCAGCAACCGAACTTGTCAATAATTGGTCTGGTTCATTAGGAGTAGGTTGAAATGAGTTTTAATGACGGTTTCAATATCAGAGCGGTTCCGTGGCCACAAAATACGCCAGTAAGCGGCAATTCACTTGTTTATGATGGAACAAAATGGGTTGCTGCTAATGTAAGTAGCTCTGGCGGTGGTGGAAGCGGAGATATTACAGCCGTCAATGCCGGAACAAATCTAACAGGCGGTGGAGATAGTGGTGATGTAACGGTTTCTCTTTCTTCATCTGTTATTGGTTTAACAAACCTACAAACAGCGGTTTTAACTGCTTCTAATATAACCGGTAGTGAATTAAATATTGATCATATTGATTTTGCTACTGAAAATGCAACAAACCCAACATTTCAAACTGGTAGATTATATTATGATGTTGACACACTTGATTTACAATATAATACAGTTGTTAGTGGTACGTCAATCAATTTAGGACAACAACTTGTTGTAAAAGTTAAAAATGATACCAATACAACAATAAATAAAGGAAAACTTGTTAGAATAAGTGGTGGCCTTGGAAACAATCCAACAATTGCAACAGCAAGTTGGGAAAACGACGCCAATTCAGCCAATACCCTTGGGATGTTGATGAGCACTTTGGATCATAATGATTTTGGTTATGTATTACTAAATGGCATTCTCTTGGGTGTTAATACCGACACTTACTCTGCTGGACAAACACTATATTTATCATCAAGTGGAGACTACACAAACATCAAGCCAGTTGCGCCAAGACACATGGTTAGAATTGGCGAGGTTGTAAGAGTTGGCAATAGCGAAGTTGGCTCTGTCTTTGTAAATGTTCAAAATGGATATGAACTTGATGAACTTCACGATGTTCTTTTTTCTTCTGCTTCTAATGGTGATTTGCTGGTTTGGGACGATTCCGTTTCTCTTTGGAAAAATGGAAAGACATTAAGTGGAAGTTATGTAATTAGTGGAACACTAACTGCTTCAAATGTTTCTTCAATAAATTATTATGTTCAAAATACAAGTTCCAACGATCAAAGTGTTTATATAAGACGCGATCAATTTAATAATATGATATTTGTTGATCCAAATGTTGGTTCAAAATCACTACAAACATTATCATCTTTTGCTCCCAGTTTTAGCTTTATTGCTATAACCTCGTCTGCAGAAGTATTGGTACCAGCAAGTCGTAATATCAGATATGATCTGCTGCAATATGCAGGTGAAACAGCTTCATTAAAACTTTCTTCTCCAGCACAAGGAACTCTGAACGGAGATACTATAACATTTGACTACGCAACAGGTGGTCCGGAAATAATTAATGTTTATACCGATTATGCTCCAATAGTTATAGGAACTTTGTTAAGTGACGAACAAAAAACATTTACATACAGACAGGGACAAGGTGGTTGGGTACAAAGAGAAGTTGATACTCATCAGCAGGTTACAACACTTACTGCTGGTTCAAATATAAGCGGAAGCGCAATAGAAGGTAATGTTACTATAGCACTTTCTTCTTCTGTCACAGGTTTAACTAATTTAGAAACAACCGTTCTAACAGCCTCAAATGTTACAGGGACAATAGCAGAATTTACATCTGTTACTGCATCATTTAGTGGAAGTGGAAACAATATAACAAGCATAACTGCTTCAAATATTTCAAATTTCACGAATGATGTTAGAGCGCAATTTAGTGCTGGAACAAATATAAAAATTTCAAGTGGACAAATAAACTCAAGTCCCGTCATAGGCCCAGGACAAATTGTTGAATTATCAAATACACTGTTCCAAAATAGTGGTTATACTCCTGGAATATTATCTGGCAGCACTCCATTGGCATTTGGATTTTTTCCAGTTCAAAATGCTAATTTTGTTATCAATACTGGCGATATGTTTGGAGTTGGAAATTCCTATAGAATAAGAATGATTGTTCGCGTTACAGGAGCATTTAACGACGGTTTACACTGTATGTTAAGAGTAGTGACTATTGGTGTTGGAGAAGTTGGTGTTCCTGGATTAATTGATTTCGGTTCTGGTGTTTTGGAAATTTATTCAGCAGTTAGCAACACCTTGACAGCAAGTGCTCAATGGCAATATTTTATTCCTTATTTTGCAGCCTATAACGGCGGCAATGGGGCAACTTTGCAAGATGTAACACTTTATTTTGAAGAGGTTTGAGATGAATAAACAACAAATTATTACAAAAATATCAGAAGATATATTTCCTAGTGGACCAAACGTTGAAAAAACACTTTTAGCAGTAAAAAATAATGATTTAATTTTATTTGATGGTGTTGATACCGAAGTAGAAACTGTTTATGAGTTTTCTCAAGCAAATGGTTTTGTTTCCTTGGAAGAAAAACCAAAAATTTCAATGCAAGAATGGCTTGAATTACAGGGATTTTCATCAACTAATTTAGCAATTTTTTTTGATTTAGAATCAAGATTGGCAGGATTAAGTAGAAGTTCATCAAAAATGTCTGCTGTGCGCGGATGGATAAATAATATTATTTCTTCTTATGCAAGCAATCCATTACCTCGTCATGTTTGGACAGATTCTCCCCATACTTATAGCGAGACGGTAACTGAAGCGGTAACAGCTTTAGAAGCACCTTAAATTTTAAATTAAAAATAAAGTATATTTTGCTATAAAACATAAATGATCCTTGGTTTAGATATATCAACTTCGTGTACCGGCGTAACCATTTTGGACTACGCTGGTCGCGTTGTTCTCAATGCCTGCTGGAAATTCAAGCAAGAAGAAATGATTGACAAACTCCAAGCAGCAAAAGAATATATTTTAGAACTACGAAAGAAATATCCAATAACAGAAGTGTTTATAGAAGAAAGTTTGCAAGCATTTCGTCCTGGTTTTTCATCAGCAAAAACTATTTTATCTCTTGCCAAGTTCAATGGAACTCTATCTTGGATGATATGGGAACATTTAGGCATAAAACCACAGTATATTGGATCAGGAACAGCAAGAAAACTTTGTGGAATAAAAGTAATAAAAGGTATTCCAGCAAAACAGCAAGTTATGGATTGGATGTTGGAAAATCAAAAATGGTTCAAAGTTGAAAAGAAAAAAAATAGTGAAAATATAAAAGATCACTTTTATGATATGGCCGATAGTTGGGTGATCGCAAAAGCAGGTTTGCTGCAAGTAAAAAATAAATGACTATTTATATAACAACAGCATTTTACCGGAGAGATAAATAATATGTTTTTTTATCGTGAAAATCCAATCAAAACCTTTAGAGAATCATTTGAATATCCAAGTTGGACTGGAACATACGATACTGGCTCAATAGTTATTCCAACTTTTACTGGTTCTGCATTATTTTCAGAATCATTTGAATTTCCAAGTTGGACCGGAACATATGATACTGGTTCAATAGTTGTTCCAGCCTTTACCGGTTCTGCACTATTTACTGAACAATTTGAATCTGGCTCATGGCCAAATCCATGATAAATATTTTAGGAGATATAAACAATGGCACAAAGTGATTGGACTTTTATACTTAGACCTACCGACGCAGCAGCTGGAAGAACTTTTCTTGGCGGCACTTCCGGAAGTGCATTTCAACACAGCACACTAACAAATCCAATAACAGGCGCAGGAGATTGGTGTCGTGGATTTTTTGCATCTGGTGCGCTGAGCCAGTATAGATATGTTGGTTTGTTACCAATAAACAATTCAGAGCTAACAAGTTCAACTGGATATGAATATGGCTATGGATATTCCATCCGATGCTGGGCAAGAGCAGGAGGCACGAGTTCTGGCCAAAATATTTCTGGCGTAATGCTTAGTTTTAAAAATCAATCAAATTTGAGTGTTGACGCTCTTGTACATAGTTCCAACAGAGCCACTGGTTATTGTTTGATTTTAAATGAAAACTATTTCCAACTTCGTTGTGCAAACTCTAGTTCAATCACCAATTTTACTGACAATCTTTCACCTTTCTATAATTCCTATGGCTACTCAAAAGATATAACATTTTCAAATTTGTTCAACCGATGGATTCGCTTACGAATGGATGTTTCACCTGTTTCCGGTGCATATGATAGAATAACTGTTTTCACAGCAAGTCAAGCACAAGAAAATGATTGGCAGCAAGTTCATACAGTTGATATACCAAGAGAAAAAGTTGGCGCTTATGTCCCGTGGGCAAATAATCCAAATGGTGATGGCGCAGCAGCAGCAGAAAAAGGCTATCTTGGTGCCATGGTGTATTCCTATACCAACACTGCTGCAGCCTATATAGATGAATTTGAAGTAATCAAACAACCGATATAGTCTCTTTGTAATATACAGCGCAGCCACTTGACAACACGCTGCTTTCGCAGTAGGCTGCTTGGAAATGTCGGAAGTTCAAAAGGCAGAAATATTAGCAGATATATTTGGCACTCCTCAACGATCCGGTGAGGAGTTGCTTTTTTATTGTCCCAAGTGCAAACATCAAAAAAAGAAACTCTCCTGTAATGTCCGTAAAAACGCTTTCAAATGTTGGGTATGCAACTTTACGGGAAATAACATAGGAAGGCTGGTAAAGCGTTATGGCTCGTATAAACAGAAACAAGAATGGGGTAGGTATGATGATAAAATTGATTTGTCTTCCGTTTCGTTTGCAGATACTTTATTTGGAGAACGAGAAGCAGATCAAACAAGCATTTCGCTACCTAAAGAGTTTGTTACACTGACTGGAAAATACAATCCAGTAAGTTCTATTCCATTGAGATATTTGCATGAACGAGGAATAAACAAAGAAGATATTCTAAAATGGAAAATAGGTTATTGTCCCGATGGAGAATATGCTGGTCGCGTTGTTGTTCCAAGTTTCAATAATGAAGGAAAGATAAACTATTTTATTGCTCGTTCATACCGCGATGACTGGATGAAATATAAAAACCCACCTGCTCACAAGAATGAAATAATATTCAATCAACTTTATATTGATTGGTCCAGCGACCTTGTATTGACAGAGGGCGTATTTGATGCTATTGTTGCTGGCAACGCTGTGCCTCTCCTTGGTTCAACTCTGCCAGAAACAAGTAAGTTATTCCAAGAAATAGCAAAACACGACACGCCTATTTATGTGGCGCTTGATCCGGATGCAGAAAAGAAAGCAAAACATCTGATAAAAGACATGATTCAGTATGGTATAGAAACTTACAAAGTTGATGTAAGAGGTTTCCAGGATGTTGGAAGTATGACAAAGGCAGAGTTTCAAGAAAGAAAAGCCGCAGCACTTCCAATGACACAAGAAACCTTATTCAGATATCAAATACAGGGTATTATATGAAAAAAGTATATGTTGTAACAGAAACTTGGTATTCAAACAAAACCGTAGTTGCGGTCTTTGAGAAAAAAGAAGATGCTTTAGACTTTGTAGTAAAGCAAAATAAGCCAACAAACTTTCTAATAAATGAAATGGAAGTGAAATGATAAAACTGATACATTTAGCAGACACACATATCCGTAACCTAAAATATCACGAAGAATATCGCGAGATATTCAATAAAATGTTTTCTATTATCCGCGAAGAAAAGCCAGACCACATTGTCCATTGCGGAGATATAGCGCACACAAAAAATCAAATATCACCAGAGTTTGTTGAAATGTGTTCTTGGTTTCTAAAAGAACTTGCAGACATCGCTCCAACATATGTTATTCTTGGAAACCACGACTGTAACCTCAAAAATGATACTCGCCAAGATAGTATTTCTCCTATCGTTACAGCACTAAATCATCCAAACCTCAAACTTTGGAAATATTCAGGCGAGAGAGTTGTTGATGAAAAACTTGCTTTCAATGTTCTTTCACTTATTGATGAAGACAAGTGGGTAAAGCCAAGCGATCCAAGTAAGATCAACATTGCTCTTTATCACGGTGCTATTGCTGGTGTATCCACAGATGTAGGATATACCATGGAACATTCAGATCACGATGTTGCCATTTTTGAAGGGCACGACTATGCTTTTCTTGGTGATATTCATAAAACAAATCAAATAGTGGACACAGTTGGTCGCGTAAGATATCCCGGCAGCACTGTTCAGCAGAACCATGGCGAAACTGACGACAAGGGTTTTCTCATTTGGGAAATAGAAGATCAAGACAAGTTTGATGTTCGCCATGTTGTTATTCCTCATCCAAAGCCATTTGTAACAATAAAACTTGATGAAAGTGGCAAGTTTGATGAAACAGCAAACATAAAAGCAAATGCACGCATTCGTGTTATGGCTGAAAGCAATATTGCAGCAAATGAAATAAGAAAAACACTTGATATTATCAAGGTAAAGTTTCAGCCAGAAAGCGTTACTTTTCTCAATAAGGCAACTGACAGGATAGATATTTCAGAAACCATTAGCAAAATGGAAGATGAAGATCTGCGCTCAATAGAGACACAAGAAAAACTTCTTGCTGAATATCTAAAAGACTACAACCCAACACAAGAAATACTACAAAAAGTATATGAACTAAATAAAAAATATAACTCTCTCGCAGAAGAAAACGAAGAGGTAAGTAGAAACATTCGTTGGTCTATCAAGTCTCTAAAATGGAACAATATGTTCAACTATGGCAGCGGTAATAGCATAGACTTTCAAAAACTAAATGGAGTCGTTGGAATATTTGGTAAGAACTATTGTGGCAAAAGTTCTATTGTTGACAGTATGCTTTGGGGCATTCAAAACTCAACAAGCAAAAATGTTCGCAAGAATGTAAATATCATCAATCAAAACAAAGACAACTGCTCTGTTGTAACAGAGTTGCTTGTTGATGGAAAACAATACAGTATTGAAAGAACCGCTGAAAAATATACCAAAAAACTAAATGGAGAAGAAACACTTGAAGCCAAAACAGATGTTTCTTTCAGTGTTTGTGATATTGGAGAAACCGAAGACTGCGACAAGTATGAAAAAGGAAATCTAAATGGTCTTGACCGTAATGAAACAGATAAAAATATTCGTAAAATATTTGGAACATTGGAAGACTTTCTTTTTACTTCTATGTCTTCGCAACTTGGCTCACTTGACTTTATCAACGAGGGTTCAACTCGTCGCAAAGAAATACTTGGAAAGTTTCTTGATCTTGATATTTTTGCGAAAAAACACAAACTTTCTAACAATGAAGCAACAGAGCTAAAAGCTGCCCTAAAAAGACTTGAGGCAAAAAACCACGATCAAGAAATACTGGAAGCTTCTATAAAATTGGTAGAACTAAAAAGCAAAGCAGACCAACAAGTCGCAGAATGCGAAGAGATAAAAAGCGAGATAAAAGAACTAACTGAAAGTATAAACAATATAAATATAGAAATAGCATCTATGCCAAAAATAGATGTTGTAGATATAGATACAGCCAAGGCTTCGCTGTCTAAAATATATGCGGACATAGAAAAACTTGGAAAAACCATGAAGGAAAATAGCGACTTTTTTACAGAAAAGCAAATAGCGCTTGATAGTGCCAAAAAAGTTGTTGCTGATATAAACATAGAAGAAATAAATAAAAATAAAAATATAATAACAGAAAAAAATAAAGAACTTGAAAAGACATTGAGGCAAATAAATGACCTTGAAAAAGATATTATCCGCGACAAAAAAGATATACAGATCCTGGATGAAGTCCCATGTGGAGATAGTTTTCCTACTTGTAAGTTTCTCACCAATGCCTTTCAAAAGAAAAACGAAATGGCTGATAAAAAAGATCTTGTGGTTATAGCAAACAAAAGAAAAGAAGAAATACAAAAGATTATAGCCGAGCTAAACCCGGAAGAAATAGAAAAGTCTATCTCTATTCGCAATGTTATATTAGATAAAATAAGAAACATGGAAAATGTTATTGCCAACAAGAAACTTGAAAATGAACAACTAAATGGGAAAATAATAGTTTCCCAGAGCCTTATAGAAAAACTGGAACAAAAAATAGAAAACTATTATAAAAATGAAGAAGTCGCACTAAAACTAAATGATCTAAATAAAACAAAAGAAAGTTTTGTTGAGAAAAACGATAAACTAACAAAACAACTAAACATTTGTGAAACCAGCATAATAAAACTACATCGCGAACAGGGTTCGCTTGAACAAAAGAAAACTGATTTAGAAGAAGCAAAAGAAGAACTTGCTAAACTACGAGAAGAATACTCTGCCATTTCTATGTTTGAAAGAGCAATGCACAGCAACGGAATAAGTTATGATATTATTCGTAAAAAACTACCAGTTATAAACGAAGAAATAGCAAAAGTCCTTGCCAATATTGTAAGTTTTGAAATATTTTTTGAAGATGATGGCAAGAAACTTGACATTCTTATCAAGCATCCAAAATACGAAAAGCGACCAATAGAGTTGGCAAGTGGGGCAGAAAAGAGTTTGGCAGCAATGGCTATAAGACTTGCCTTGACAAAAATAACTTCTCTACCAGTTGGCGACATAATGATACTTGACGAACCAGCAACCTCGCTTGATGAAGAAAATATGGAAGGCTTTACAAGAATACTTGATATGCTGAAAACCCACTATAAGACAATATTGTTGATTTCTCACCTCCCAGAACTAAAAGATATTGCAGATACGCAGATACTTATAAATAACGACAATGGTTATGCACATGTGGAGGTAAAATGATAATGGCCAGACTAAAAAAAGAAATACTTGATAGAGGCATATCAAAGCTTGTTAGTAGAAAACTACTTGTTTGGATTGTGGCCACTGTGGGCGTTCCACTACAGCTTATTGATGGAGAACAATGGCTACAAATAAGCATGGTTTATATTGGTTCACAAGCGGCGAAAGATTTTATCATAGAATATGTCAAAGCAAAAGCAGGCCAAAATACACCACCTGTATAGTGTGCTAAAAAACGGACTGGTCATGGCCATTATATTGATGGCTGTGATCGGTCTTATTTTAGAAATAATGAGAAATAGGGAAATAAATGTTAGATAAAATATTAAAAACAATAAAAAAATATTGGTATATGTTTGCCATATTAGCACTAACTATTTTTGTTTTATTTGTAAGTTTTGCCGAAAATGCAAAAGTGGCAGGACTAACTAATATGATAAAAAAAGTTACTGATGGATATAAAAAGCAGTTTGATAAAATTGAAGAACTAAATGATAAAAAAACTGAAAAAGATAAAAAAACTATTACCGAAGCAGAAAAAAATGCGGAAGAAATAGAGGCTAAAAAACAACAAGAAATACAAAAAGCCCTGGAAGATAAACAAAAATCAATAGATGAGCTAAAAAAGAAAACAGCACAAGAACTTGCTGATAAGATGAAAGACGAGTTCAAACTATGAAGGCATTATGTATAATATTATCATTTATTTTTTCAGCCAACTCTTTGGCTCAAACAGCGGTCGTCAAAGGACAACCATCTCCCGAAGACGGCATCTTTCTAACAAAGGAAGAAGCTGCAAAAATACTGGCAGACAAGGCACTAACAGAAAAAATATGTAAAATAGAAAAAGAAGCAGCCATTGAGGTAGAAAAAAATAAATGTTCACTTGATAATGGTTTGCTAAAAAACGAACTTGAACTGGAAAAGAAAAAGTTTGACGAAATAAACAGGCTGAGAAATGAACAGGACAAAGTTTTCTTGGACCGTATTGATGATGGCGGCGATAATACATATTATTTTTTTGGTGGACTCGCTGCCGGCGCGATAATAACTGGCGCTGCCATAGTGGGCACAATAGTTTTAGTGAAACAGGTTCAGCAATGACAACTGATTGGGATAAAATAGCCGCAGTAGAAAGAGCCGTAAAAGAAAAATACGGAGAAAATGCTATTGCTAATCCAAAGGCAAACTGGAGCGAAGAAAAAGAAAAAAACTACATAGAACAAGTAAAAGAACAAGCAGAAATAGTTAGACAAAAAGCAGAAAAACAAGAAATAGTTGAGGAAAATGGGTTTTTAGTAAAGAAAAAACTATTTACTACCAAACCCAACAGGGTTTGTCCAGTCTTGGAATGTAAGCGTTATTCTTTTAGTATAAAAGATGATGTGTATATGAACAAGTTTGGATGTTGTTATGAATGTTATATAAAACACATTGAAGGTCGCGAAGACCTTTGGGAAGAAAGAAAGAAGGTGATTACAAATGGTAGTTGATAAACTTGAAGAAGTAGCGAAAGCACTTGAAGCATGTAAAGCAGACGCAGTAAAAGTTGACAAAGGTAATCGTTCGGCAGCAACCCGTCTTCGTAAAGATCTCGGCGCAGTCGCAAAGATGCTAAAAGAACTTCGTAATGCAGCGCTTGAAAAAGTTCGTGAAGTAAAATCAAAAGAAGACTGAAACCTACAAGGAGAAGATAATAAATGGCTGAACTATTAGATGTAATAAAGGGTATTTCACAAGTAATGGCTCAAACCTATGATGGTGCAACCGATAAAGACGGTAAGCCAATGAAAGCAGGTCTACGCCGAGAAGAAGTATCAGCATTTACCAGTTGTGAGTGTCGTCTCCTTGATGGTTTTCGTGCGCGTGTAACTCATCACGCAGCAAAAGATGGTTCTTTTCCATGTTTGATAGTCTCTTATCACAGCGAACTCAAACTTGAAGAAGCGCACAGTCCAAAACTTGGCGAACAAGTTGAAGAACATATAGCAGAAGCGCTAAAATATCTAAAAAAAGAGTTCAAAAAAGTTGCTGGCAAAGAACTGAATGTTGAAAAATATGGCGAAGTAAAAATGCTTGTTGAAGAAACATCAAGAATCCGAGTTTTTGTAACAGCACAATGTCATTACAAAATAAAAGATGTTGATATGCCAAAACTTGAAGATCAAAAAGATGTTGAACGCAGCGAACAACTTCAAAAATGGTTGGCATTGGGTGGGCTAAAGAAATGAAAATAACAAAAGCAAGACTTTTACAGATCATTCGTGAAGAGGTAGAACTCCACGAAAAGTATGTTGAAGAAAATTTTATTGAACTTGACGAAGAAACTCTTGAAGAACTTTCAAAAGAAGCCGGTATAAAAGCTATTGAAGGCGAAATAGACACCGATGAAGAAGCTGGAAACCTTGAACAAGATAGTGGTGTTGATGAAGACCGACTTTTTGATCCCAAAACAGGAAAACCAGTAAAACCAGACGATGGCACAAACCAAGATGATATATGAGCTATGTTCTTACAAAAGATCAGGTAAAGGAAGAGATAAAGAAGTGCGGGCGTGATCCTGTATACTTCATTACAAACTATTGTAAAATATCACATCCAGAAAAAGGCTTGATACCATTTAGTTTATATGGCTATCAGCAAAAAACAATAAAAGATTTTGAAGACTATCGCTTCAATATAGTTCTAAAAGCCCGCCAGTTAGGTTTATCAACCGCTGTTGCGGGTTATATTGCTTGGATGCTTCTTTATCGCAGACAAAAAAGTGTTCTTGTTGTCGCAACAAAACTTGATGTAGCGGCCAACCTTGTAAAAAAAGTAAAAAAAATGATAAAAAGTCTGCCAAGTTGGATGAATATAGCAGACATATCAATAGACAATAGAAATAGTTTTGAGCTAAACAATGGTTCGTGGATCAAAGCATCATCAACAAGCGAAAGTGCTGGCCGTTCAGAAGCATTGAGTCTTCTTGTTATTGACGAAGCGGCATTCGTTGAAGGCATGGAAGACCTATGGAAAAGTATATTCCCAACACTTTCAACCGGTGGTCGCTGTATTGCTATCAGCACACCAAATGGTGTTGGAAACTGGTTCCATGAAACATATATAAATGCTGAAAATAACACAAACGATTTCCACGCTATAAAACTAAACTGGGATGCTCATCCAGAACGAGATCGCGACTGGTTTGAAGCAGCCACTCGCAATATGAATAGGCGAGATATAGCGCAAGAATATGAATGCTCTTTCAATGCATCTGGTGAAGGAGTCATAAACTCGCAAGATTTACAAGAAATAAGAGAAGGCGTTTTAGAACCCAAATATCGCACAGGTTTTGACAGAAATTATTGGATATGGGAAGAGGCAAGAGTTGATTTCACATATCTTCTTGTAGCAGACGTCGCCCGAGGCGACGGAAAAGATTTTTCTGCTTTCCATGTTGTAAAACTTGAAACAATGGAACAAGTAGCGGAATATCAAGGAAAAATAGCCCCCGATATTTATGCTGACATGTTGTTTCAAACAGGAAAAGAATACAATAATGCTCTTCTTGTTGTTGAAAATAATAACATTGGATATAATGTTCTTGATAAACTTATAGAAAGAAAATATCCAAATATTTATTTCTCAATAAAATCAACACACGAATACATAGAGCAAGTTCAAGCAGAAAGTATGACAAACAGTGTTCCAGGGTTTACAACAACTCAAAAAACACGACCTCTTATCGTCGCAAAACTTGAAGAGTTTATTAGAAACAAGTTGATAAAAATATATTCTAATAGAACAGTAGAAGAACTATCTACATTTATATGGAATAATGGACGACCAGAGGCAATGAAAAACAGAAACGACGATCTAACAATGTCTCTTGCTATTGCTTGCTGGGTGAGAGATACTGCCCTAACAGTTTCTCAACGAGATGTTGAGTATACAAAAGCTATGTTTAATGCTATAACTGTGGCGAATACCAGAGTTCAAACTAAAATACCCGGACAAGTAGGTTATAATAGCAACTATTCAATGGATGAAAAAAGGGTAAACCAAAAAGAACTAAAAGAGTTCTATAAAATGTATGACTGGCTTTATAAAGGATAAATAAATGGCTGACAATAGTAGACCAATAAACAGAAGCGATCTTCGCAATATACCTACCTCAAAAAGAGGCAGAGTAAATCAGGAAAAAAGTCCATATAACCCAGATAATAGTCTTTTCAAAAGACTTACAAAACTATTTTCTGGTCCTATTGTCAATCGTCGCCAACAAAACTATAAAGGCGAACGTCGTCGGCGTTTAGATAAATATCGCTTTCAATCAGCGCAAGGCCAACAGTTCAAAAAATCTTCTTACAACCCATTTGATTATGTTCATTCACAAAGCATGGCAAATCAAAACCGTGCCGAAAGATATGTCGACTTTGAACAAATGGAATATTCACCAGAACTTGCTTCTGCATTAGACATATATGCTGATGAAATGACCACAAGCAACTCGCTTGAAAAAGTTCTCACAATAGATTGTCCTAATGAAGAAATAAAAACTATCTTACACACTCTTTATTACGATGTTTTGAATATTGAGTTCAACCTTTTTGGTTGGTCAAGAAATATGTGTAAGTTTGGAGACTTTTTCTTATATCTTGATATTGATGAACGCGATGGTGTTAGAAATGCAATAGGTCTGCCACCATATGAAGTTGAACGCATTGAAGGCGAAGATGAAAAAAATCCCAACTATGTCCAGTTTCAATGGAATAGTGGTGGAATGACTTTTGAAAACTGGCAGTTAGGACACTTCCGTATTCTTGGTAATGACAAATATGCGCCATATGGAACAAGTGTATTAGAGCCAGCCCGTCGTATTTGGCGACAACTAACCCTGCTTGAAGATGCCATGATGGCTTATCGTATTGTTCGCTCTGCCGAGCGTCGTGTATTCTATGTTGATGTAGGAAATGTTGCTCCTAATGATGTAGAGCAGTTCATGCAAAAAGCAATGACTGCGCTAAAAAGAAATCAAGTTGTTGATGAAAAAACCGGTCGTGTAGATCTTCGCTATAATCCACTTTCAATTGAAGAAGATTATTTTATTCCAGTTCGTGGCCAACAATCAACAAAGATAGAAAGTCTTTCTGGCGGTCAATATACTGGCGACATAGAAGATGTAAAATATCTACGAGATAAACTATTCTCTGCTATAAAAATACCACAGTCTTATCTTGCTCGTGGCGAAGGCGGCGATGAAGATAAAACAACATTAGCTCAAAAAGATATTCGTTTTGCGAGAACCATTCAAAGACTACAAAGATCAGTTATAAGCGAACTTGAAAAAATAGGTGTTATACATCTTTTCGTTCTGGGATACAGAAGCGAAGATCTTATCAAGTTCAAGCTAAAACTAAATAACCCAAGTAAGATAGCAGAACTACAAGAGCTTGAAACTTGGAAAACAAAGTTTGAAGTTGCCAGTGCTGCAACCGAAGGATATTTCTCCAAGCGTTGGGTTGCTAAAAAAATATTTGGTCTTTCCGACGAAGAGTTCCTGCGAAATCAGCGTGAAATGTTCTTCGACTTCAAGTTCAAGGCTGCGGTTGAGAAAGCAGGAACAGAACAAGAATCTGCTGCCGGTGATGCAGATGCATTTGGTGCGGCTGCTACCAGTGGTGGAGCAGGTGTCTCTGGTCAAGATGCTACTTCCGGTTTAGATTTGAGCACTCTTACAGCGGAACCGGAAGGTGCAGCAACACCAGAAACACCAACACCAGAAACACCCGCTGGTGGAGAAGAAGAAGTTGGACCGTTAATAGCAGCGCCAGGTAAAAGAGATGATAAACTAACAACTACTCCTGCTTCAAGAGGCAAAATGTATATGCCTGTAAAATATCGTGGAGGAGATAGCAGACCAACAGGGGCAAGAACAAGAAGCTATCAATCAAAGTTCAGCAAAGAGTTGGGCGGCGGTTCTAATAGAAATATTTGGGGAAGCGGAACGCAAGATTTATTTGGTCTTGGTAATGGCATTTACGAACAATATGAAAATAGTTATAGTGAAGAGATAGTAGAAGAGATAAATAAAAAACAAGACAACGATATTATAGAACAAAAAATATTATCTAATAACGATAGCTTGAAACAACTAATAAGTTCTTTGGAGAAGAAAAATGCAACAAACAAAGAAAATAGCGAAGACTAAACACAATAAAAAAAGAAATACAGCGTTTTTATACGAAGTTATTATCCGCGAAATAACAAACGCTGTATTACAAAAAAATGAAGAACAAAAAAAGTTTCTTGTAAAAGTTTGTAAGTCTTTTTTCTCAAGTGGTAAGGTTCTAAAAAAAGAACTTGATTTATATCGTGCAGTTCACGAATCGCACGAAGTTTCAAGCGATATAGCACAAAGAATACTAAATGAAGCAAAGTTTCAATATGAAAGTTTGGATAAAAAAGCCATATTCAACGAACAAACAAAGCTTATAAATATTCTAAATAAAATATCTAACGGAACGATGTTCAACACTTTTGTATCAGATTATAAAAACCTTGCTACAATATCTCAGATATTCAACAATAGTGTTCCGGTAAAAGAAAAAGTTTTATTAGAAACAGCGATAATAAACAAAATGACTTCATCCCCAGAAGATGCTGAAAAAGATAAACTTGCTACACTTGATTCTCTAACATATAAGTTGTTTGTAAAGAAGTTCAACGAGCAATATAGTAATACTCTTTTTGCAGAACAAAAAGAACTTCTAACAAAATATGTAATGAGTTTCGCCGATGGCGGAACCGAGTTCAAACTATATCTAAATGAAGAAATAGAAAGAATAAAAACTTCTCTAAAAACAAGTCTTCAACAAAAACAGTTTGCAGAAGACCGTTTTCTAAAAGATAAAACAGGTATTGTATTAGAAAGAGTAGAAAACTATAAAGAAAAGAGTATTGACAACTCTCTAATAGAAGAAGTTATGAAAATACAAAGTTTGATAAAAGAAATAGAATCAAAGGAAGAAACAAACAATGGCTGACCTAAAAGTAAAGATCACAAGCACAGATCCACAGCCAGATCAAGCCTTTGATGATATTCCGGCAGAAGAAACACCTGAAAAGAAAAAACAACTTTTTACAATAAAAGTAAAAGCAAGAAGAACTCTTGACGGCAATATTATTGTTTCAGATCATCCCGAGATTGATATTGTTATCATGCCTGACAAAATGCGAGTTATAACTTTTTCAAAAGAAAACTTTGACGATCATATTTACCAAACTCAAGATCGTTTTATGAAATATCTAACAAAAAAAGGCACAATAGTTTTTGACAGCATAGCCAGCGGAAATGTATATGGTTCATTAGAAGCAAAAATAATAAAACCAATACAAGACATGCCAATAGACAATCTAATGTTGATGCTTGTATCTAAATGGATAGATAGCGAAAAACCATCCGTTGTTTATCAACAAGCAGTTGCAGATGCATATATAGACAGCGTTACTGAACCAAACGACAAAGAAAGCACAGAGCTTGGAAAGGTTCCAGCAGCACAAGAAAAAGGTTCAGTTCCAATACACCAGGTTCGTCGCTATG